GGCAACGTCGACAACACCAGTGACGCCACAAAAAATGCCGCAGTCGCCACGCTGACCAACAAGACGCTGATTGATCCTGTGGTATTTGGCGGGGCAATCGACGGCGCCGAAATTGGCGCAGTAGAACCAGCCGCAATGACAGTGACGACGCTGATGCAGAAGAACCGCATCGACGCCAACTGGACGATCCCTAGCGGGATCAATGCCGTAACCATCGGCCCATTCGAGGTCAATCCAGATGTCACCGTCACTGGCCTCGGTAATTCCACATGGAGAGGACTATGAGCACAGCAGCGTTTGACAACTTCCAAGGCCCAGGCAACACGCCGGCCAATTTTCCCTTTGGCATCCGTATTGGCGCTGGCGCCTATGGCGACAACGTGAACAACATCGGAATTCCGGGGCAGCTAGGATTTGGCGTAGGCATTTGCCCCGGCCCAATTCCGTCTGGTATGGGCGGCATTGCTGGGTATGCAGATCCGCTGTCGGAAAACTACGGCAACTATCGGTTCAGCGACGGTTCGCAGATGGTCTGGATTCCAGCCTTCTATTACAAGTGGGGCACAGGATCAAACGGCTTGGCGATCAACGCCGTGGATATTAAGCCGTTCAGTCAGTACGCCTCTGTTGCCGACGCGGCAGCAGCGGGTTATGCACTGCATCGCGCTTTTTACGACGGCGGCGCAATCCAGCCTGGCGTGTTTGTCGATAAGTTCCAGTGCAGCAATAACAACGGCATCGCTTCGAGCATCAAGAACGGCAATCCGCTGTCGAGCGCAGCCGAACACACCCCGTTTGCTGGTCTTACCAGTGCGCCGGCCAACTTCTACTACGGTGCGATTGCAGCCGCCAAGACTCGCGGAGCAAACTTCTTTTGCAATAGCCGGTTCATTTTCGCGGCACTGGCCATGCTTTCCTACGCCCACGGCCAAGCCAGCACCAACACCACATATTGCGCCTGGTATCACGCGACCAACAATTTCCCGAAGGGCTGCAACAACAACGCATTGCGCGACACCAACGACACGGAAGTTCTCTATCTGTCGGATGGTTACAGCAACTGCGGCAAGACTGGAAGCGCCAACCTGTTTGCACGCACCACGCACAACGGGCAGGGCAGCGGCGTGGCCGATCTGAACGGGAACATGTGGGAAATCACACCGGGCATCACATCGGATGCGACGAACATCTACATCCTGAAAACAACGGCACGCATGAAGGATGTCACTGGCGGCAACACGCTGGCCACTGACCTCTGGGGCGCTACCGGGATTGCCGCGCTGTACGACAACCTCGGCGCAACTTACGAGGCACTTGCTGGAAGCAGCACGGCAAAGCTCTATGGTTCAGCCAGTCAGGTTTTCAGCGAGGCCGCCAGCGGTAACGCTTGGAGCTGGGCCGGTGTTGGTGGGCCAAAGTCTGCCGGAACTGGCGGCACAAACGCCTTCGGTTCGGATGGCTTCTGGGATTACAAGCCCAACGAAATGTGCCCGCTTTCGGGTGGCAGCTGGTCCTACGGTTCGACCGCGGGCGTATGGGCGTTCCTTCTGTCCGCTGCCCGGTCTAACTCGCACTACAGCGTGGGTTTCCGCGCCGCCCTTTATTTGTAACTTTGTCCGGGGTGGCGATAGCCACCCCATAAGGAACCAATGGGACAGCATTCAGAAGCAGAGTTGAACCGCAAGTTCATTGAAACCGCCAAGCTGATGAACATCTACCTCAATCATTTTCCGAAGTTCGAGAAATATGCGCTTGCCCAGCAAATTAGGCAGTGCATGTACGAGGTCTATGCCTATATCGTCGAGGCGCAGAAGCGGTATCACAAAAAAACAACGCTGACGAATTTGGACATTCGACATGAGCAGTGGCGAATGCTGGTCAATCTCGCGCACTCACTTGGCTATTTCGAGTTCAAGGATGGGAAGCAAAGCGACGAGACACCGGAAAAGCTCGCAGAGCACCGCCACATGGCAATCAACCGACTGATCGACGAACTGGGCCGAATGATCGGAGGATGGATCGTAAGCGAACGACGGATCGAACAACAACGGGAAGCGTCTTAACATGTGCCCGATTTCGAGTGGCAACTGGAACAACGGTTCGAACGCAGGCGTATGGGCGTTCAATCTGAACAATGCCCGGTCTAACTCGAACAACAACGTGGGTTTCCGCGCCGACTCTGATCCGCCTCGCATCCGGCAACGGAATGGTGGAGCAAAGGGAGGCTCTTTCCGGCAGCCACTGGCTGCGAAATCTGATCTCATGCGCTTTTCTGGTAGGGCTACGCGCTTCGAAGGTCGGGCGTCATGAAACGATACGGATACCTGTACGACCAGGCTTTCAGCAGGGAAAACCTGTTTGCTGCCTACAAGGACGCAGCACGGCACAAGCACGGCAAACGTGCTTGCTACAACTTCGAAAAACGGCTTGCATTCAATCTGGACAGGCTGCACACGGCATTGAATGACGGCACCTACCGCCCACAGCCTTATTACACATTCATGGTGTATGAACCCAAGCCGAGGCGGATTTATGCGCCGGCATTTTCCGATCTGGTGGTGCAGCACGCCATCTATCGAGTGATCTACCCGATCTTCAACCCGACACTGATCGAGCAATCATTTGCCTGTCGTGTAGGCAAGGGCACGCACAAGGCCGCCGACTATGCGCAAAAGGCGCTGCAAGCATGCCGCCCAGGCGCCTACACGATCAAGCTGGATATTCGCAAGTTCTTCTACCGGATTGATCGCGCCGTTTTGCGCACCCAGATTGAACGCAAGATCAAGGATCGCAGGTTTGTCGACTTGCTGATGGTGTTTGCAGAGTACGGCGAACCTGTCGGAATCCCAATCGGCAACCTGCTGAGTCAGTTATACGCATTGATTTACCTCGATCCGCTGGATCGCTTTGTGAAGCGCGAATTGAAGGTGAGGCGCTATTGTCGCTACGTGGATGACTTCATCTTGTTTGATCTGACGCGAGAGCAGTGTGTCGAGTATCAGGCGCGGATTAAGGCATTCATTCGGGACGAGCTTCACCTTGAGCTATCGAAATTCACCATTGCGCCAGTAGCGCGTGGCATCAATTTCGTCGGATACCGCACATGGGCCAGCAAGCGATTCATTCGCAAGCACAGCCTGTTCAAGTTCCACCGGGCGATGAGGCGTGATCGTCTGGAGTCCGTTGTGTCGATTCTTGGTCATGCAAGAAGAACGCACAGCCTCAAAAACCTGATTGCCGCCATCAAGGAGAAAAACCATGCCCTCTATTGTCAGCTACCAAAAGCATATCGACAGCCTGCGCACCATTGAATTGCGCTTGCCAGAAGATGCCCAGACGCGCCAGCGGCTTGGCACCGAACTGGCCACGATCAACGGCGTGACCTATGTCAGCTTGCCTGACGGCGCTTCGCTGCCTGTCGACCAACCGGCTGAGATCGCGGCAAGCGTTTCGACGGCTGCAATCGACGCTGCGACACGCGAAGCAATCAAGACCACCAGCACGCATTGCCGGCTTATCAATGACCGCATGATCGAGAAAATCCGTGCGCTGTACAGCATCGACGACGAGATGTACTTTGCTCGCATCGGTGTAGGCACAGCGACTGGCATCTACACGCCGACGACTGACGAAATGCAGGCCATGACCGTGTTCGGTGAGTTTGTCGAATCCGTGCGGCAGTGGGGCCGTGACGAGCGTGCAAAGCTGGGGCTGTGACCATGCCAAGCCTTTCTCAGATACTGAAATCAAAGACGCTGCTGTTTGGCTTCTTGCTGATGATCGCATCCGTTGCGCAGGTCTTTGTTCCGTATCTGCCGCAGGAGTATGTCGGCATTGCCGGGGCTTCGATCAGCGCAGTGGTGATCGCCTTGCGATTCATTACGACGATCCCGGTCACGGACAAATAGCGGCGCCATGAAACAGATCCTGATCGCCATCGACCAGCTTGCCAACACCGTCATTGGCGGGTGGGCGGACGAGACGTTGAGCAGCCGCGCATGGCGCGAGGAACGGCGCGTTTTGATCGCCGTCATCGACGGGCTGTTCTTCTGGGAGGAAAACCACTGCGAAGCCAGCTACATCAGCGAGCGTGAGCGCATGCAGCTTCCACCGGAGTTTCGCGCCTAGCCGTCGAATCGCTTGGCACGTCCGCATAATTTAGCAATTCTCAATGGGGGCATCATGGCCGGATTCAAACTCAACAAGTTCACGGGGCTTCGCCCGCGCGTGCCTGACCCACTGCTGGC